AGGACAACGGAGTTGTAATAAGTACCGAAGAAGGCTCACATAACGTGAAACCGGTTGTTCAGTAACTTCGAATATTCGGTCAGTCTCCGCTACCCGCTCCGCCAAGGGACGGCCTTGTCCCATACAAAGGCCCCCACCATAAGGTGGAAGCAAGTCAGCAACGCGCAGAAACACCGCACGTTCCCGACTCCGGAGTAGAGGAAGAAATGACTGACCAAATGTTCTCATCAGATCCATGAAGTTCTCCGAATTTGGATCCCTCCATTTAAAGGCAGATACCACTCCCGAAGGTGTGATAACCTTCCCAGCAAATTCAGCAGCCTTTGAAGAAGCAAGGCATTTGTCATTGCTTACAGGGATTTCAAGCAGTTCTAGAGTCCGCCGATAGCGGTCGTGCAAGTCTTGATTAAGCACAACCACATCGTCCCCAAGGATAAAGAAACTGTTGGGCCTATTTTGTGATAACAAGTCCAACAATATCCCATGGGTTAGAGCGAAGGCCGGGAAGGAGGGGTACAACCCCATCGGTTGGCCAGTAAGGAACCGAATTTTACCGAAAGGTGCCTTCCATGTTCCTCGACATAAATCCGAGAAACATTCGCTCTGAACATTTCCGTAAAGCTCCTCAACCACCGCCTCCTGTAGTTCAAGAGGAAAATTATTGGTGGCCTCAGATAAATCCACGGAAAAGACTCTACAATTGTTCTTCAACTGATTACGGATTGGATCAAAAGCCTTCTCTTGCTGAAATGTGCAATCCCAGGGAAGAGACTTCAGTTGCTCAAATAAAGACGATCCTAAGGGTCGCATAATCTCTTGTAAAACTCTAAAGGGATTAGCAATCCATCGGATCTTGAGCCATCCATCTTTTCCTAACGGGACCAGGTTCCCCACTTCTGGTGGAACGAAGGGAGGCCGAGTCAAGCGTTTAGATTCATCGCTCAGCTCAGCAAAACCCTGGCACAACCAGCCCGGCAAAGTGATTCCGGCTAAAACAGGTTTAAATAGTTCCCAGTGCCTTCGATAAAACATGAAGTTAAAGGGATCTGAAAACCAGCCGTAATCTAATTCAATCGCCGCATTTTGCTTAATGGAGGAATTCATGGTCGGGGCAGAAACGCCCGGCCTTCCTCTGTAAAGCAACAAGGACTCAGCAGTCCCGAGAGAAGGGCGTCCAAGGATGGATCGAGCGTGCGCTCTCAGGTCCCTCAATAACTGAGGAGGGACAAAGGGAGCCGAGGACTCTATACTAGCAGTCACCCGCCTTACCTCGTCAGTTCCAACAGAGATCGCAGTAAAACACGATCCCACGGATACGCAGTTGAGGGCTAGATTAAGACCCTCTTCTGTAACTGACTTGGCGGCCAAGAAACCCCATACTCCACACCACTTCCCCTGACGGTTCTTTCGAACCCAGGTCATAGTAGGTTCCCCGATATAAATTCGGAGGAAATCGAGTTTTAGGGATTTTAAACGCTTGACCGTCCAAACTGGACCAGAACTGGCTTCCCATCTGACCACTGCACGAGATAACTCCAGTGCATGGTGTTTTGGTAGGCCATAAGCAATTAACCGTCGAGTAATGTCCGGACCACGCATAGAAATATGCTCGGGGTGTCTCTGGGGGGATAGTTTCATATTACCTCCTAAAGTTGCCTCATGATCAGGATCGTCGACAAGACGGTCCATGGTTGGAAGACTCGACCTGCTGAACAGCCCATCGATTATTCGATCTCGATTTCGATTCGATCTCATCTCTACGATTACTTCTAACTGAAGTCGTTGGAAAACCCTGAAGGTA